TTAAGCCTTTCATTTTTTAACCTACATTAGTCTTAATAACCTTTATGTCAATAATAATAATTGACACTAAACCATATTGGTTTATAAGGGTTTAAAACAGAAAGGTAAATATGAATAAGAATAAATCACAATTAAATAAATTATTAAAGAGGTATCACAGAATGTTTGATTGCTTTGGTAATAGAATAAAAAGGAAAACTAAATGAAACACAAACTAACGCAGTATCAAGAAGATCATAAGCTCAGCAATAAAGAACTAGCAAAGTTATTTGGATTAACAGGAACAAATCCAACAGTAACTATTTTAAGATGGAAAAATTGTCAGCGTATTCCACACCCTAAGTTTATGAAAATTATAACACAAAAGACAGGCGTTCAACCTAATAGTTTTTATGAAAGCTGGTATGAAACCCATAAACTTTGATAAAGTTATTATAAGTTGGCTGGATATAAACAGTTGCGACAACGCATGGAATACTGAGGAAGATTTAAAAGATTTAGTTCCTGCTATGTGTACTACAATAGGTTATCTTTATGAAGAGAATAAAGATTGGGTAAAAACTTTTGCAACATATAGTTTTAATACAGACAGTCTAGACGTAGGAGATTGCGTTGTAATTCCTCGTGGAGTAATTTTATCTATTAAAAAACTGGAGAACTAATGGATGATAAAAGAAAAATGCTTTTAAAAATATTAAAAGTAAAAAGTGATACGCTTAAAATATATAATAAAATACCAGCACCTTTTAATAAAGGTTTAAAACCAAATATGGATATAACTAAACTGCTTGAATATTTTGAAAGGATGAAATGATTGATCAAGAACTACACGTTGAGGATGTAATAGAAATTTATGACGAGAAGATTGTCTTGCTTAAAAAAGAAATAGATAGGCTTAATGAAGAAATACAGGTTCTGAATATGGAACTAATGAAACTGAGAGCCAATGTCATTTCTTAATCATAACATTCCAGTATGGAAAGCCAAAGTTAGATTAGAATATTTATACAATAAAGAAAAACATATTGGAGAAGAAGAGGTATGTCTTATCCATAGTATAACTACCTTAGAGGGTAGAACTCCATTGTTTAATATCATGCTACCGAATGGTGCTAACTATGCAAGGCTACCAATCACAGCTTTTTTTTCTGATCAGTATAATAGAAAAGATGTAGTTGATTTAGAATTAAAACAAACTGTGTATTGGGATTGCTTATCTTACCATGCTAATGTTATTGAGTACAATGCACTAGCCACATCACAGTGTAAGTTTATTGATCGCTTTAATAAATTACATAGAGCTAATTATTTATTTAGTATTGATTATGCTCAACCTGACATGAACTTATTAAACATAACTTACAGCGAAGTAAGTGCTGAACATAAGCATCATCATATATTAGAATTAAATAAAGGTGATAAGTGGCAAGGTAATTATGCACTCATGCCAAACAATAAAATATTATTTAATCTTCCAAACTTTACAGTCAAAGATCAGATACCAGATTATAAAACTAATATGGATTATCCAAGTGTTGAAACAGATAGTTGGAGTACATCAGATGACGATAGTTTTTATTATAAGGTTAAAAATTAATGGCTAGATATAACTATTTCGTAGGTGGATTTGGCGATTTTTATTCCGAATGGCATAGAAATAAATGTAATGATATTGCTTACATAGATATTGATTCAGTTCCTATTTGTATTAACAAACCTTGTTGGAAACCATTAGCAGTTATTGAAACTGTATATGATACTGGTAAAAACTATAAGAAATATACCAATGTTGTAGAAGCCATAGCACAAGGCTTAAATATACCTTGTTTTTTGCTATACTATAAACCTATACCAGATACGGATAGCCTAGAGTTCAAAGTTCAGCGTCTATACCCTATTAAAGGCGGTTTAAACCCTATTCTAGAAGAGGAGTGGTATTACGTTATGTTAGATTTACAGATACAGCATGATAAAGTGTGCAAACACAAGGTAAAACGTGGCTAAATACAAGCAACATATTAGAGTACCTACTGGTTTATTTGATCATCCTGGCTACAAAGGCTTGGCAGATAACAGAAAGCCTTATGCTTTAGCGATCATTGTAATGCTTTTAAAGTATGTAAATCAAAAGAAAGGCGAGTGCTTTCCTAGATACGCAAAGATCAGAAAGGATTTAGGATGCAGTAAAAAAACCCTAACCAATTATATGCACTTGCTTTCCACTGCTGGACTGATTAAAATTAGGCGGCTATCTTCTACTAATTTATACACAATTAACCCTATTCTACTGGTTAATGAAGTGAACGTAGTACAGGGGGTGGGGAATATGGTACACATCAGTGGGGTACCTAATGCACATATTAATAAAACATATTTAAATAAACATATTGTATTAACTAAGAATAATAAAATGAATAAGATAGATATAAATAAGGTAGATAAGATAATTAATAGTAAAGATATAGATAAACAGACTAAAATAATAGAACTAGCTAGTGTACCACTGCCAGAATTAAAACAATGTATAGATAAACATCCTTACTATGTACAAAAGGCTATTGAGTACCAAGAGCAAGTGGCTCGTGATGCAAGAGCTGTGCCAAAAAATATCCTAGATCAAAGATTAACTGCTGCGTTGCAAACCAATGCCAAAAATAGATCAGCAGCTTACAAAGCCAAGGTAGAGTACAATAAAAGAAATGGTATCAAGCCATGGGAAATGAAGAAGAATAAGTTTTAATGTTATGGCAGGTTTTAAATCTAAAAAGATATTTTGTTCTGGTATGTCAAAGCTATCTGGAAAGCCATGTCAGGCAAAAGGATTTCCAACCAATAGCTTTAACAAGCATGGATTTCAGATCTATAAATGTAGATTTCATGGTGGTCAAAATACAAACTTCTATGGATTTAGGGACAGAACAAATAGAGGAGGATATAACAAGCCAGGTTATACAGATGAGAAGAAGATTAAAAGCCTTGCAAGTTTAAAACAATTTAGAGATAAGCCTATTGAATATGTCAGACAATATTATCAAAGCCAAGCCAAGCCAAGAATTGATAGTCTTGGAAGATACAGTTCTAAATACAGTATTAGAGCAGCTATCCGAAGGCAAAACTCTAGCAAGTATAAGGAAGGCAGGGACATTACCGATCAGCTTGATCAAGTTTTATCAATTCTTGAATCAAGAGGGAAACAAAGAGATCAAAGCCAAGATTGAGGAAGCTCGTAAAATTGGGGTCCAGAATATAGTAGATAAACTTTTAGATATTTACCAAGCCGATATAAACCAAGATACATTAGATCCAAATCTTATTAGTTGGATAAGAGAAAAAACAAAGTTTATTCAGTGGATCGCTGGGAAAACCAGTGATTTGTATAGTGATAAAAAAGATTTAACTTTAAATAAAACTACTAATAATATTGTTGTTAGTTGGCTTGATAGTCCAGAACTTGAGCAGAAATATACTCAATATGAAAATATTAAAGAAGATAAAAAAGAAATTATAGAACAGTAATTATTTTTTATAATTCCAAGCTATAACAAAATACAAAGCCAAGATAATAAAGCCAAGTTCAAATATATTATAGCTTAGAATTAAATCATTCATTAGTTAAGCATTATATACATGATTGAAATTATACCAATCATATTGATAGCTCCTAAAAACAAAGCCAGGATATAGTAAAATGTTGTCATTAAGCATGCTCCATTTCGTAATTATCTTCTATTATTTTGTGAGTTAATAACCTTCTGTTGTCTAATTCACACTCAACTAAACGCTGATATATAACTTCTTTTATATCTTTTATTTGATACGAATTATAAAGATCATATTGATTTAAAAGTTTTTCATCGTTCAATCGTTTTATATGTTCTTGCAGCTGTTGTATTGATGTCATATTTCACACTCACTATTTTGTAATAATTCTTGCCAATCAAATTTATCAGCAATAAAGCAAGTACCTTCTTGAAGATTTTCAGGTGCAATATCACAAGCAGATA